TTGTCATCTTACCTTTATGGTTAAAAACGAAAGGACTACCGTATTTTTCATCGTAGTCAGGATTTAAGTCATATAATTTGTTTGAAGCATTTAACTCTGGAAATAAAGTTTGTTCTTCTATAATATAGTCAGTTAATAAATTAGAATAGAATTCCATTTTATTTTGTACTGATTGTCTTTTAACGTTATACATTGATCTATCAGCTGCAATAGATTGCTCTCCACCGTCCGGAATTAATAATCCGTTATTTCTACTTCTTATGTATATTGAATCTAAAATATACCAGTAAGCTGCATATATAAGCATATTCTGAATATAATCATCTAATAATGTCTTATAGTTAGCATTAGCTGCATCTCCTATAGTACCTGCATCTACTAAAGAATTTATCTTTTCGTATAATAGAGTTCCTATAATCGGTTGAAGCTTAATATCCATTGCTTCTCTAATTCCGTTTTTTATTAAAGCAGAATCAACATTGTCCTCGATATCTGTGTAGTTTCTAATGACTGCTTCTGATATTAAAAATGTATTTGTCATATCTTTATTCTAAGTTTCTTGGTACGTCTTCTACGTTAGTTTCATCTGATCTTTCTACCTCTTCAGCTTCTGAATCAGTTACCTCTACTGAAGTTACTACATCTTCTTCTACTTCTCCATCTTCGTAAAGAGTTTGTGTTTGTACTCCTAAGACTATGTCTGGGTAATTAACTTGCATAATACCCTCTAATTGTCTTAATATTTGTTGCTGGAATGGTTCGATAACGTTATGTTCAAATAATATTCTAGCATCTACTAATTCAGATCTACCACCTAACTGACCTTCTGTTTTAATTCCTAATAACATAGGAGATGTAATTCTATGGGCTGTTAGTATTTGTTGAATCGTCATATCGTTTATTGCAGTATAATAACCATCAGCTCCATTTTGAGGTATAGGTGTAATATCTGGTTTATTTTCCGGACTATCTACATCCATGTAAATTAAAGAACCAGCATTATCAGTTCCAGCATAATTAGCTCTTAACATAGTTTCTATAGACTCAACATCGTCACTACTTCCGTTAGTATATGTAGTTATTGCTAAAGAAGGTGCTAATCCGCTTTTTAAATTATTAACATGAAAATTATCTATCTCTACATCTAACTCAATGGTTCTAAGGGCGCCATTATAAGAAGGTAGTGGATAGTATTGTTGACCTGGTCTGTAGTTGTGTACGACAAAGATTTGACTTGGCTCTTCTTTAGATTTTCTAGTATCAAAGACTGGTAAATACATTGTATTGTCGTCCGTATGAGCTGTAAATACTTTCCAATCGTTAGAAATATAATAACCAGGTATAATACCTCTATGGTTTTTTTCTTTAGCTCTTATAGTTGAAAAGTCTATATGATATGCTTCTGCTATTTTAGTTCTATCTCTACTGTAAATAACTTCTAAAGCAAAGCTACCGTGTAGTATATAATCTAAGGATACTTTCTTAAATACGTCATTCCATGTTTCTCCTCTACTATTTGCATGCTCTAAGAAAACTTCGTCGTTAGCTGTTAATCCTTGTCCTATAACTCCATGGACTATAGAATCTACACAAGCTGCATGTATAGCAGATCTATTGTATAAGTCTATAAGATATTGTGGAAACTTATTATCATTACCACTGCGGACATATTTGCCTTGTATTTTCTCTTGAAAGTTAATTTGCTCTGAATTAAATCTTTCTACTTTAGCAAAATGCATTTTATTTTTATTCTTTGCCATAATTTATCTATTATAAGTTGTATATTGGCCGTCTTGGTCAGAGTCCGTATAACTAATATACGAAGGTTTGTCGGTACCTACAACTTTTAATCTACCTGAATCTATAGTTCTTTTGTTAGTTACAACTTCTGTTGCATCCCAATTATAATCGGCTGCTGCCCATGTATCTGAAGTAGATTGCCATATTCTTGCAGCTCCTGCTATACCTTCTACTAGATCATAGGTATAAAAACCAGAATAAGCCGGTACATCACTACTATTTAAACTAAAAAGTAAATAGTTATTATAATATCCAGCTGGTACTGGTGCTAGTTTTGATAGACTTATACTACCAGAGGACTGATCATAGTCTTGTGTAATGTTTATCGAAAATGATCCACTTGCTAAATCGTGGTATAAACTTTTACTTATAGGTGATATTGCTATAGTATTAGTAGTACCTTCTTTTATTAAGTTTATCATTTAATTCGTTTTAAAAAAAAGGGAATGATAGATTGAAACCATTCCCCTTTAATTATTGTTATATTAGCCTACTGTATATCCAGTAAGTGCGTCTGCTAAAGTTCCATCAGCTGATTGAATTTCTTCTGCTGGTTCGACTTCTAGTCCCTGAAAGGTTAAAGCGTACTGGTTAGCATCTCCAAATGCTGTACCTGTTGCTCCTGCTCCTCCTGAAAGACTTGCTCCTCTTCTATTCCCAACGTAGAAATATCTTCCTGTATAAGGAGTCTCTACACCGTTGTTTGTTTCAACAACGATTTTAAGGTCTGGATTCTGAGCTAAAACTTTAACTTGATTTCTAATTGACGACTGTAGTTTGTGAAATGCTACATTTACGATTTGATCATAAAAAATCGTACCATTTTCTAGTGACACTGTTGGAGTCTCTGTAAAGTCTCCTGTGTTTTTAGTCAATTCGAATTTATAAAAGACACCACTACCGCTTAAGTCGCTAATTAAACCTTCTGAAGCTTCAGTTACTGCTGGAGTAGAACCAGAAAGAATATAAATGTTTTTTATTCCTCCGCTATTGTCTCTACATGCTAACGAAAAGCCTGATGTAATATCACATGCCATAATTTATTGGTTTTATTAGTTAGTTATTATAAGGGGTAAAATTAATTACCCCCTATTGGTTTTGGTTATCTTAGTTTCTATTGTTTGAAACAATGTACTCAGGGAAAGCAACTTGTACACCTAACTTAGATTTAAGTCTGTGCTTAAGCTGATCTGCGTTGATGTCGTACCATAATTGGAAGTTATCAACATCGCTCATTAAGTCAGTACCTACTACTGCGTAAGCATCTGGCATAAGTGCGATTCTATCTCCTGTTATACCTGCTGTACCAACAACTTTTACGTTTTGGAATGGGTATCCTATTTGTAAGATTCCTGTTCTGTTTTCAATTCCTGCTGGATCGAAGTAATAGTTGTTTAGTCCTCTTAAAGCTGTAATGAATTTTCTAAAGTTAGAAACAGACATCCAGATAGTAAGATCTCCCCTATCTGCTACGTCATCACTTAAGTTTTCAATAAGTGCGTCTGTAATACCTATAATTGTAGCTGAGGTTTTTCAATAAGTGCGTCTGTAATACCTATAATTGTAGCTGAGGTTACTGATCCTGTTGCTGCTGCTGGTACTACAACACCTGCTGTAGATCCTGAAGTTAAAGTTCCTAAGTTTGAAGAGTTCCATAAGAAAGTGTCATCGCTTTTCTTCATTTGGTTAACGATTTGCTCTGTGTATACAGAAGCAAGTTTGAAAGTCTCGTTATAAGACCCTGCATCTAAAGCCGAAATACCTAAGTACTTTGGATTTAAATTGTCTAAACAAAGTCCATCATAAGAAGTTCTTTGAGTTACTGATATTGTTCTTTGAGTCGCGTCAAAAGATCCTGAAGCATTTGAAACACAATCTCCACTCTGGATTTGTAAATCAACTTCGAATATGTTTAACGGCTCTTGGAATTTAATTCCTTCCTGGATTGGTAGTATTGAAGTAGTATATCCTTCAAATACAATCTTAGGAATGACTTTTCCTGCTACTTCATTGTTGAAGTCATTTAATGCAGATACATCTAATGCCATAATTTTTAAATTTTAAAGTTTGTTAATTAATTGTTTTTTGAAGCTCTCTCCAATACGTTAGCGTACTGCATAGCTTTTAAATCGCCATTGTTGAAGTTTAATCCTTCACCTTCTGGCTTTGAACCAAATCCAGCTTTACTAAAAGCTTTCTCAGTTACTGATTCACTAGCAGCTGAAGAGTAATGTTCTTTCATTTTTTCTTCATGTTCAGCTAGTTTCTTTTTCATCTCATCCATCATTGGAGCAATTTCGCCCATAATAGCTTCGATAATTTCTTCTTTGATTCCATGCTCTTCCATGTCTTCTTCGTCTCCGTGTTCTGACATTGGTAAATCACCTGATTCATCGATTGCATTCTCTGCAAGTTCTACCTCTTCTTTAACTTCAGAAAGTTTTTCTTCTTCGTTTAAGATTTTAGCAGGACCTGAATCTGGTAACTCTTCTGCAAGAGATCCATGACCGGTTTCCCCGTCCTTGTGTAGACCAGTTATCTTACCACTTCCATCTACGACAACAACAGTTCCATCTTTCATCTCGTGTTCTCCAGAAGGAGCATCTACTGTTTCACCAGCTTCAGCTT